TTAAAAAAGGTGAACGCTTTCACTGTAAGAATGGAGTACGAAAAGCTCACACACGTCGAGCACATCTTGAAACGCCCCGATTCGTATATCGGGTCGGTCGTTCCTGATGTGGTCGATACATGGAAGCTCGCTGAAGGTCGCTTCGAGCGCGCACAGGTCACCATCGCACCTGGTCTCGTCAAGATTTTTGACGAGATTCTGGTCAATGCGATTGATCAACACACCTTGCACCCCAAGAAAGTGACTCGGATCGACGTGTCGTGGAAGGGTGAATATATCACCGTACGGAACAACGGGGACGGCATTCCCATCAAGAAGCACGAGAAGGAGCAGGTGTGGCTTCCCGAACTCATCTTTGGCCACTTGCTCACGTCGTCAAACTATGACGACACGAAGGAGCGTACGACCGGTGGTCGAAACGGCTACGGTGCCAAGCTCACCAACGTCTTTTCGAAGGATTTCACGGTCAAGGTGGTTTCGAGTGGCCAGGTGTATACGCAGCGCTGGACGGACAACATGTCCAAGATGGTTGAGCCACTCATCGAGGATCGCAAGACGGGTGGTGGTGTCGAGGTGTCATTCATGCCCGACTGGTCGAAGTTTGGCGGGAAGCCCCTCGAGGCGCTCTACGCAATCATCACGCGTCGGACGTGGGATGCCGCCATGTGTTGTCCCAAGGCGCACGTCTACTTGAACGGCACGCGGATCGACGTGGCGTCGCTCGAGGCGTATGCCAAGATGCACGTGACCGGTGTGACGGTTTCGCTCGGCGGTGACATTGTCGTGGCGCACACGGACACGGGTAAGTTTGAGCAGGTGTCGTACGTCAACGGCATCGCGACGACTCAGGGTGGAACGCACGTCGATCGGTTTGTCAATCAGCTCGTCACAGCCCTGCCCATCAAGGAGATTCGGCCGGCGCAAATCAAGGCGTCCCTCTTTGTCTTCATGCGGGCCGTACGTGATCGCCCCACATTTTCAAGTCAGACCAAGACGGAGTGTACGACCAAAGATACGACCGACTATACGTTCAAGCCGGCGAGCATCAAGGCGGTGATGGCGTGCGGCCTTGCCGATGACGTGTCGGCGCTCCAGCTCGCCAAGAATGAAAAAGAGCTCAAGAAGACGGATGGTGCCAAGAAATCACGAATCCTGGGAATTCCAAAACTCGACGACGCGAACTGGGCCGGGACGCACAAATCCCATGAGTGTACGCTGATCGTCACCGAGGGCGATTCGGCTAAAACGCTCGCGGTCGCTGGCCTTTCCGTCGTTGGTCGTAACGCCTACGGTGTTTTTCCGTTGCGCGGCAAGCCTCGGAATGTGCGTGACGCAAGCGTCAAACAGTTGACCGACAATGAGGAATTTTCCAACCTCAAAAAGATACTTGGGCTTCAACATGGCAAGACGTATACTTCTGTGCGAGAACTTCGCTACGGCCGTCTGATGATCATGACGGATGCCGATCTGGATGGCAGTCACATCAAGGGGCTGGTCCTGAACATGATTCACCACTTTTGGCCAGGGCTCATCCAGTTGGGATTTGTGGTTGCGATGGTGACACCTGTGATCAAGGCGGGTAAGGATTGGTTCTTCACGGAGGCGGCGTATGTTGCGAGCGGGAACCGAAGCACACAAGTCAAGTACTACAAGGGCCTGGGGACCTCGACGAGCGTCGAGGCGAAGGAGTACTTCAAGATGATCGATCGTCTGACGGTCAAGTTTGCCGGTGACACCGACACCGACAAGTCGATGACGCTCGCCTTTGCAAAGCCGATGGCGGATGCACGCAAAGAGTGGCTGGTCGGTCACATGGCAAAGCCTCCACCGAGCGTCGAGTACGGGAAGGTGACGCTTCTGAATGTCACGGACTTTGTCCACAAGGATCTGGCCAACTTTTCAGCCGAGGATATCCATCGAAGCATCCCGCACCTGATGGATGGACTCAAGCCGTCGCAGCGCAAGGTGATTTATGCATGTCTCAAGCGGAACCTGACGACGGACATGAAGGTGGCTCAGCTCGCCGGCTATGTCGCCGAGCATACGGCGTACCACCATGGCGAGGCGTCTTTGCAAGGGACGATCGTCGGTTTGGCGCAGAACTTTGTCGGGTCGAACAACCTGAACCTGCTCGAGCCGAGCGGTCAGTTTGGGACGCGACTCATGGGTGGTAAGGATGCTGCATCGTCCAGGTACATTTTTACAAGGTTGGCACCTCAGACGCGTAAGATTTTCAACAGCGATGACGATGCAGTGCTCAAATACACGGAGGAGGATGGCCAAAAGGTGGAGCCTGAGTGGTATGCACCGATCGTCCCCATGGTTCTCGTGAATGGCGCCGAGGGGATTGGTACAGGGTTCTCGTCGTATGTCCCGCCGTACAAACTCGAGGATCTCGTCAAGAACATCCGGAACGCGCTCGATGGAAAGCCGATGGTTCCGATGGTGCCATATTTCAAGGGGTTTACGGGGACGGTGACGAAGAAGGCCGAGCACGCGTGGACCCTGAGTGGTGTCGTCGCCAAAGAGGGATCGGCGTGGCGCATCACGGACCTTCCTCCGGGCAAGTGGATCCAGGATGTCAAGGAGCATCTGGACGAGCTCGTCGAAAAGGGGACGGTCCAAAAGTACGAGAACCACTCGACGGAGACGCAACCCGATTTCAAGGTGTGGTGCGAGGAGGCACCCGAGATTACAAAGACGATCCACACGTCGAACATGTACTTGATCACACCCACGGGGATCAGGAAGTATGCGAGCCCGGAGGAGATCCTGTGCGACTATCTCGAGACGCGCGTGCGCATCTACGCGAAGCGCAAGGCGTACCTGCTCAAGCGCATGGCCTTCGAGTGCGAGACGCTGTCACTCAAGGCTAAGTTTGTTCGCGAAGTGATTGAAGGTCGACTCGTCGTCTTCAAAGTGGCGCGCGAACAGCTCGAAACAACCATGGCTGGGAAGGGGTACCCGAAGGAGCTGCTCAACACAAAGACGTACGAGTACACGAGTGAGGAGGTGGCGCGACTCATCGAGCGCGTGACTGAATACCGCGAGGCGATTCGCGTGCTTGAAGCGACCAGCGTGCCCGACTTGTGGAAACAAAATCTGCGTACTTTGTAGTTATGGACCTCCAAGGGAACCTGTTACAGTTGATCGCGGATGACACAGTCTCCGTGTCCAACATCCACGATGCGACGGTGACCTACCTTCAAACGGCGCCTCTCAATGCCGATACGCGCGCGGCTGTCCAGTTGTTCAGCGACACGATTGCGACGGCACAGACGAAACAGGATGTCTCCAATGCCTTGTACACGTTCTCGACGACGATCAACCAACGAACCGCTAAACTCATGGAACAAACAGTGGAGGAGACGCTCGCAACACCCGTCCAACAAACTGTCGTGCAAAGCATCAGCGTCCTCGGGTTTTACGGCCCGTCGATGACCAAGGACGGCTCCTTTATGATCTACCTGACCGAGCCGACGATAGACCTACTCGGTCCAGGATGGACAGTCTCTGGTCTTTCGGGTATTTCAGGTAACGTCACGATCGTCCAATTTACGTCAAACGTCTATGGTGACGTGGTAATCAATCCCGGTCCACCTTCAATCTCATTCCCGTTTGTGTCGAATGCGGTGGTTGTTTCGGATATGCCGAACAACATACAGGCACCGAGTTCGATCATGCGTCTGACGCTGAACCAAATGTCGGCAAACTACGTCCCGAACGTCTTTTCGAATGCAACCACATCATTCGGTTTGTACGACCCGCGTGCGTACGACGCATCGAAGATAAAGGGTGTTTTCACGGAACTCCGCGAACTCAACTCGAATGTCGCAACATCCGAAGGCCTAAACGAACTGAAAACGATCGTCGAGCGGGGTGCCGGTACGGGTGCACTTCTGTCCATGGCGGCGATCGGTGCTCAGGAAAAGTACCTCTTTGGCGGTCAATCACAGTGGCTTCCCAAGTTTAAGCAATACACGTCATTCGCCATGACGCAGCGGCTTTCTGTCCCCCTGGTACTCACGGGCCAGACGTACCTCGGCTCGGTGACCCAAGTCGATCTCTTTCCACGTCAAATGGGTGATCTCATATCGAACATGTACCTCCAGTGTACTCTGCCGGCTTTACCGACAGGCTACACCTACTCGGAGCTCGTTGGTCGGGCCCTCTTTAATAAGATTGAGTTTTTGGTAGATGGTCTGCCGTACGAAACAATCACGGATGACTGGTATGTCATTCGCGATCAGCTCTTCCTCGATGCGGACGAACGCAACGCCATCTACAAGGCGGTGAGCGGTGGGTATCCCGAGGGGACGAATGTCCCGGCTGGCACGCCGGTCAAACTGATCATCCCGCTCGAGTTCTTCTTTTGCAGGCGTCATACGCACAGCGACGTGGTCAAGGAGCGACTCGAAAAGCCCTTCTTCCCCATGTGCGCCGTATCGCGGTCAGTCATCTCCATCCGATTCACGTTCAATACTGCGGCGTGGATCACCAACGCGCCGACCAATGTGTCGAACGGACTTATCGACGTGATTGCGCCTCGTCTCCTCGTCGAGGAGATTACGCTCACCCCCGAGGAACGTATGTACTACCAAAACACGAAACTTCAATTTAACGTGCCGCGCGTCTGGTCCGAGGCGGTTCAGCCGTACCAGAATGGTCTGTCGCGGCTCAACCTGACTGCCAATTACCCAGTCACGATGATGGTCTGGTTCGTACGAAACCAGGCGTATGAAACTCAGGCGAGTAATTTTTACGATTCGCGGTACGCCTACGGCTACACGACAAAGTACATTCAGGCGGCGACACCCGTCACATTCTTTAACGGGGCAAACGTGCGCTACATCGACACGATCGAGTACGCGACGCTCTACCTCAACAATCAGAACGTCCTGTCCAACTTTCCCGGCGGCCTCTACTACTCGTACAAACAGCCGCTCGATCACGGGCTCACCGTCCCGTCAAAGAACCTGTACGTGTACTGCTTCGGCAAGTCACCGGCCGAGTACACGCAAGAGGGTGCGATCGATTTCAGGACACTCAACTCACAAACGACCCATCTCGACATCAAGTTCCTGGACACATACACCCCTCAAATTGCGAGTCAGTACCTCTTACACCTTTACTATTACGGCTACGTGACGCTTGAAGTGTCTGGCGGATACGCAACACTTCTTTCGTAGTCATATACTCGATGATGCCGTTGGTGATGCACCAACGGATGAAGTTGAGTTGGGCGACCGTCGTCGTCATGCCGTGAAACTCGATCCGTTCCGTACGACAAAACGGATCAAAGAGCTTCTTTGAATAGCCATCCAGGCTCGACTTGTACGCGACGTGCACAGTAAACTGGCGACCGGCCGGTGTCATGTACGTGACGTGTTGGTTCTTGGAATAGTTGGTCACGAACCATTCGAGGTTACGCAGCGAAATGCCGTTGCGGTGTCCCAGAATATCTATAAGCTGCTCACGGCGCTCGGGGACGTCAAAGAAACGCTTCAGGGAATCGAGCAACAGCTCACACTTGCTCATTATTCTTACTGGACTCTCTAGCTCTAAGCCTCTCTGAACGACGAAGTTTTTGTTCAAGTTTGTTGATTTCACGTAGACTCGCCTCACATGGTTCACACTCGAGCTCTTCGCACACCTCTTGGATCCTCTGCTTCTTGTCCTCGAAACCCCTTCTGCGCGGCATACTAGGGTCTAGCAAAAAACCACGGTGTTAAAGAAAATACTGTCGTGTAATATAATGCCCATTCCTGCGTCAGTCAGAGAGTGGAAGTACAAATGGGATCTTGTCATGAATGACAAGACTTTCCGCATAGCCCGAACGGGAACAGCCGATTATACGTGCAATTATAAAACTGGATTTGGAAAGAAAATCTCACAAGGTTCCGGAACTATATATATAAAAGACCCTACTATTAGTGATCAGGGCCATTTCATTGGGTACAAAAGAAACTCTGACAAGGTGGTCTTGTTCGATCCGGCTCCACCTGAAGGAACTTTCGGGGCGTGGGCAAATGAAAAGGTACTAGGTCATATTCATCGCAATACCGGATTGCCGGTGTCTGTACACAAGTATCACACTCAGCATCACACGGAGGACACCTTTTGTGCAACCTGGTCGCTCGCGTGGCTCGATCCAAATATGAAAAACCTTACGACAAACGTGAAGAACGGAAATACTGGAATAAGAAATGTATTTCAGATTTGTCGGAAGATTGCGAGTAGCGATTTCGCTCAACACGTTTCTCGGGTATTCAAGAATCATGGCTATACCGAACTACAGGCTCGCAATTTTCTGAAAAGGACGACCGAATGGCTAAACATGCCAATCACGAGAAACAACCCATTTTGGAAGATTTTTGAAGATTAAACTCAGCAGAATCGCCATCGGTGTCCGCACGCGCAGCTGCAAAAGTTGGTCGCCGGCTCGTCTGCGCTGCGCGTCTGCATCTGGTAGTAGGTCGTCTTCTTCCCCTTGCACTTCGGGCACGTCAGGAGACCCTCGTACGCGTCATCCTCCTTCATCTTGTGCAGCTGCTTCTTCATGTCCGCCTCGCGATGCTTGATAAGTGCCGTTGCGTACGGCCCATCCGGCCAGAGCTGATCGGGTGTCATCTTGCCAATGTCGGCGGGGTTCACCGTCTTGGTCTGCGTGACCGCTTCGACGAGCGCTGGATTTTTGCGCAGGTTGAAGAGGATGCTTTGGAGGCGCTGCTTGTAGAGCGTCCGGTACTGCGGGTTTTCCCACGAGGCATTCTCCTCCGGGTTGGCCGTGTGTGCGTAGACCCAGTTCTGGATCGAAATCTCCGTGTTGCGAACCTTGGCGCTCGCCGCGGGAAGGCTGTAAATTTCGGCAATCTTCTCAACAGCGTACGCGCGCAGAGGCTCCATTTCGAGAAAGGGGTTTGGTCCTTTAAATGAAGTAACGACTCATGGGAGCGTCACTGACCTGTGGAGACAAAACCTCTTTTCAAAGGCATGCCTTTGGATTCCAAGGACACGTCCTTGACTTCAGTCCCGACCGTGGTGATCCCGTCCACCACGTCCATGCCAGTCTGGACGCGGCCCCCAATGCGGGCCCTCATATCCATAGCCCCATCGACCTGGCTGACGACGCTGGTCCCGGCCATAGATGAGCCATGCGATCAGCGCGATGAGTGCGAGTATGACGACGGTTTGGTTCTCCATATAAAAGGTAGAGACATTTATTCAGAAAATGGTTGGCACTGCTGAGATCTCCGACGAACCCCCCGCTCTGGTGAGTGACGACGAGTCTGTCGTTGACGAGTCTGAATCGGTAGAGTCGGAGTCTGTCACGACCGAGGACATTATGGACTCGATCATTCCACGTCGCATGCCTGCCATTCACATTCAGGCGCGCCTGGACCTGCCGGCGTGGTTTGTCGTCCTGGTATCCTACGCGTTTGCCTACGGCCTCGGCTCGTTCACGACGCGCTGCTCAAACTAGGACTGGACTTTCTGCGTCACGGTCGATATGAGACTGCGCGGTTCGGATTGCTGCGATGACGCTATGGGCCTCGACCTTCTCTATGAACAAATCTTGGCCGAACTTCACGGTCCATATACCATCCGACGTTTCGGTTGCCCATGGGTCTCTTTCACGGATAGACCGGAGCGTTTCAATCGCGTCATCGTACGTTCGTGCTATCACGAACGTACCATTACGAAAATGAAAATAGCCACCATGTGATTTCTGAGCAAGCCGTGGTGCGCACCAGATGTTGCACAGCCTGCTCATCGCGTCTTACGTGTAATACCAAGCGCAGCTTCTAGACTACTTTTTGCGCGCGCTAAAGGTTTTGACCTTCTGAGCACGAGGTCGTCTTTGGGACCATCGACTGGAAGTGTTCGTATGGATATACTTGACACTGTCGATATATCTGGTATGATGTGGGTCTCCCACGGCATCTTCACGAATACGTTCGACGTCGTTGATCGAAACTCTTCGATACTCAACACGCCTCCGAACATCTTGAGCGTCACTCGCTTTGGTGCTGCTCGTATCGGCGCGTACTTATTCCCATTGGCCTGTTTCCTCATGAGCGAAAGAAGCGATTGGATTTCTCCAGATCTCGCACCCCCATTGTCTATCGCATAGCTCTTGTCGCATTCCCATGAACAAAAGTGCCCGGTCGTCGAAAAGTGTTTCCGGCGATCGTCGTACCTGTATGGGTAGTGGAGGGACGGACCTGGGAAGGAGTGACAACACCACCAGCAGCAGATGTTAGACA